AAAGGTTACCATGTATGGCTAAAATACCCAAAGGACTTACACAAGTTATCACTGGCAGACAATGATAAGGGTGCTGAGGTTATCGCGTTATACGCCGGTGGGCCATTGGTATACACATACCCTACCCCCGGATATACTATTGTCAGCGGGGGTATGCAAGATATCGAAGAGCTTACTGACGATGAGTTCAATATGGTAATACAGACTTCGCAGTATTTCAATGAATACAAACCTACCTATGATCCGAATTTAAAGGCAGTATCTTATCCTGAAGGTATGGAGAAATTTTGCTCAGATTTCGATACCAAAATAAGTGAAGATACCTGGATTCAGATATTACAGGATATAAGTCTGATACCACTCCCAAATTACAGGTATAATTCAAAAGACAAGTTCGTAGCATTTAAAAGATCGGGTAGCGAATCGAACGCGATAAGCGCAAAGGTATACTTCCATACAAAGCGGGTTCTTATATTCTCAGCATCACTACACAACTTCCCAAATTGGCACAATAAACATGAATACCCGGTATGGTCATTGCCTCCGTCATTCATACTTTTCTATAAAAATAACAGGGATTGGGCCGCTGCATTTGAAGAGATGCAAATGATAGCAGATAGCGAGGGCATTGACTGCACTCAGGTTCAGACCTACAAAGGGGAGTTCCCGATACATGTGTTTCCGGCTGCCATACGCCGGTCAATACTTGAAGTAGCTGCAGCCCGGTCCCTGGCGCCTGAGTTCCTGGCGTTGTCAGCTCTGTGGACAGTCAGTTCATTGGCCGGTACCCACTATACAAGTGAGTTCAATGGTGACAGTAAAAACATTATTTTCTGTCTGCTTATAGCCCCGGTATCTGTCGGTAAGACCCCGGCGTTTAAATCCATGTGCGAAACCCCTTTGAAACAAATACAGGAACAAGCTGATAAAAACTTCTCCTCAGCAATAAAAGAATACGAAGCCAAGAAAGAAGATCACCCAAACGAGAAGAAACCCAGGAGATTTATTCCATTTGCTGTAGATGGAACTACTGAGGGTTATGTAGCTTTATCGGTAGATCAACCAAATGGTATCGGGGTATACCATGATGAAGCTGAAACAATATTTAACGCCGGGTCATTCAAAGGTACAAACGATGCCATCAGTTTCTTCACCCAATGTTTTAGCGGTGGCAGGTTCACACAGATACGGGCAGACCGGGATAAGGAGCGTATTGTACCAAACCTGAATATTAACCTAATGATGGGTACGCAGCCTTCCAGGATTGGTAACATATTCACTTCTGATAGGTTAAGCAGCGGGTTCGCATCACGGTTCATAATGGTAGAATCTGACTATATTGAACTAAATACCGAAATTGACCCATTTGCAAAGAATAAAGAAATGTGCCAGCAATGGGTAGACCTACTCCAAACTCTTTATAATTCCGGTAAACTATACAACGAAGGAAATACCCCACAGATTGTAATCAGGCTCACAGATGAAGCCAAAGATATCTACCGGGCATACTACAAGCAGAACCTTGTAGATGCTAATAAACGAATCCTGAGCCGTTCTGAGCAGTACATTATCGGTACTGAGGCTAAAATGTCTACTTACTTCCCGCGTTTAGTGCAGATATTATCTATCCTGAATGATCCGCATACCCCTCAGGTCACCCGAAAAATAGTGGAAGATGCCCATACCCTATATAAATACTTTGCCAAGTCAACCATAAATATCATCAGTAAACTGTCTGCAGAAATTGATACCGGGTTACCGGCTTCCCTGGAATTACTTTACCAGGCACTGCCTGAAACTTTTGGTAGAAAAGATGCTATTGAGGTATGTAAAAGGCTGAATTTATCGGAAACAAAGTTTGATATGAGTATGAGAAGAAAGGATTTTAAGGCTCTTTTCCGAAAGGTTGAGTATGGTGTCTATCAAAAATTGTAGTTATTTTACTACGTTACTTACCCGGCTCAGGCCGGTTTTTTTATGCCCAAAAACTGGAAGTTTAGCAAAGATTAGCGGTAGTTTAGCAGCGTAGAATGGCCACCAGTAAGGAGTTTAGCAACTTTTGCATAATCTCCTATAACTATAAAGTATATATTTTATAGGGAAATAAGTATAAGGGGGGAGGGGTAGATATTACCGGTGCTAAAGTTGCTAAAGTTGCTAAAGTCCACGCCAGTATTGGGTTACAGCGTTTCATAGAGTGCTAAACTTTGCTAAACTCCATTTTTGCATTGTTTTTTCAAAAAATACCCGTAATTTTAACACATGGCAGCAGGTAGACCAAGAATATACAATAACGTAGATGAACTGGCAGAGATGGTAGAAAGTTATTTTATGCAGCCAGTGATGATTGATGTACAAAGTAAGGCGGGCATAGATCATATTCCCTCAGGCGAGTTTAAACCTATCGCTAAACCAACCGTTACAGGCTTGGCTTTACACCTGGGCTTTGCAGATAAAACAACGCTTTATGAGTACAGGGATAGACCAGAATTATCCTACCCGATTAAAAAAGCACTCACATTAATCGAGAAATATCACGAGGAAGCGTTGGGTGATAACAATGTGGCGGGTCGCATCTTCGCCCTCAAAAACATGGGTTGGAAGGATAAGGTCGAAACTGGTTTCACAGATTCCACAGGTAAAGATATTCCGCCTGTTCAGATTTATTTACCGGGCAAAGAATTATGAAAAAACTTTTAATCATACTATTGGTATTCGCACTTTCATCATGCCGCAAAGAACACACCGGATGTTACGTTTGTTCATTTGGTACGATCAATGGTGTAACTCCACCACCTGCTGAATGGTGTGGTGATCCTGGACACCAGTTTAAAGATGCCCAGGGAAATGATATGCAAAGTTTTTGCGTTCCAAAATAAGATACTTATATTCGCTTAACGGTTCGGGAGCCGTGAAAGAAGTTAACCGCCGATGTTCTCCCGAGCTGAGGCGGTTTTTAAATTATGATACACTGCATAACCCCATACAGAGAAGATAAGCGTTTAGGCGTAGCGTATAACAATGCTATGGCACAAATACCAGAAGGCGATTGGGCCTGTATAACAGATTGGGATGTGCTATTCCTATTACCTGAAACTATTGCGCACCTGAACGAATATGTGCGCAGGTATCCTGATACAGGATTATTTACCTGTTACGCATCACGAACTCACCATATCAATACCGGCCTGCAAATGTTTGAAACAGGTATTGATTCTAATCGGGATATACTTCACCATATCGAGATCGCAAAGAAGCAGACCGAAAAGCTTTACCAGGTAACCGAGATTAACCGCTTCATTTCAGGGTTCCTTATGATGGTGAGTAAAGAAACATGGAATACGCATAAATTTGCGGAGGACTTGAAGTGCCTTAACGTGGATAATGTTTATTCAAACAAGATGCTGCAGGCGGGGTTGCCTATTCGTAGAATGGATGGAATTTATGTTTGGCATTCTTATAGGATTGATAAGGACATAAAAGACACAACACATTTGGTATGACAGGATATTTTTTACTTACAGCTTTTTGGTCATTTACTATTTACGTTTTAAACCACCCTAATGATCTTCCGTGATGACGATATATCAGTCCACACCGACCTTGCTGTATTAAAGCCGGTGCATGACATATTCAAGAAGCACCTTGTAATGCACACCGTTGCTGTTATAGCAAAGGATATTGACATGAATACCGATCTCGTAATGTACTTAAAGAAAGAAAACTTTGATGTTCAGCTACATTGTTTTGAGCATTACAATTTCGCAGAGGTTGATATAAATAAACTTGATACTGACCTGCTGCGATCATTGAATATGTTTGCCCGTTGTGGTATTGACCGGCCCACCGTATTATACCCACCCTGGAATATCACCAGCCATGCAGTTAATGTGATGGCGTGGGATAAGCATAAGCTCACTGTGAGTAATAAAAAATGCTCCCTCTCTCAATACGTCAAAGCGAATGGGAACGTAGATGTTGATGTGGTTAATTTTCATTATTGGGATAAGGAGTGCGAGGATTTGGATGAGGCATTAACTATATACAACCGGCTGAGATGAGCTTAAACATCGACCACCATACCCGCCGACTGGTAATTAAAGCACTCAATAAACATCCGTTAAATATCTCTGCTGCTGCAAGATTATTGGGTATATCTTCACATACACTGAATGCAAAGATTAAAGAGTACAAACTTGAATTAAAGCATACATGGATACTCAAAGAGTAGTTTACACCGCCCTGTTTGGTGATTACGAGGAACTAAAAACACCCACAGTTATCACTGCCGGATGGCGGTATATTTGCTACACCGATCAACCCCTTGCATCCGATGTATGGGAGATAATTCACACTCCTGTACCAGAAGGTATAGATCCGCAACGATACGCCAGGTGGTTTAAGATAATGCACTGGGTAGATTGGGAGTGTTCAATATGGGTGGATGCGTCATTCAGGATTGACACCGATTTAAATGAATGGTGGGTCAAGCGCGCTTTATCATCATTCAACGCAGCTAAACACCCACTACGCAGTGATTTTTTTGAGGAGTGCATGGATTGTATTGTTTCAAAGCGTGGTGATAGAGTTGAAGTAGATGCGCAAATGAATGAGTACCTTGCAGCGGGTGTACCGAGATATAACGGGGTTATACAGTCCGGAATATTACTCAGGGTAAATACTCCCGAATGTATCGCTTTATGCGAGGCTTGGTGGGCAGAGATGCAAGGGAGAAGTGCCAGGGATCAGATTGCGTTTTGTAAGGTAAGTGCGGGTATTAAGTTCATATATACTTACCTTTGGGATTACCGCATAGCGAAAGAATTTGTATATTTTAAACATAAACATTTGAGATGACCACCCACCACACACAACTTCTTAACGCTTTAATCGAAAAGTATAATCTGAAGTCCTACCTTGAGATTGGTGTGCAGAATCCGGCTAATAATTTATACAAAATAAAATGCCTTACTAAGATAGGAGTTGATCCGGAAGTATCAGCATCGTTGGTTATTAAAATGACAAGCGATGATTTTTTTAAAGATAATAAACACACCTTTGACATAATCTTCATCGACGGCCTCCACCACGCCGACCAGGTCAAACGTGATTTTGAAAACTCCCTGCGCTGCCTGAGTGATACCGGGTTTATTGTTATACATGATGTGTTGCCGGAGAATGAAGCCGGTACTATTGTTCCCCGTGAAACAAAAGTATGGTGGGGTGATGTGTATAAGTGGGCGATGAATATTAACAAGTACTCAGGGATATTTGTAACGACATTTAATATTGACAACGGTTGCATGGTTGTCCGGAAGTCAAATAAAACAGGCTCTAATTTTGAACATGAAAATTATACCTGGCAAGATTACCTAACTCATGGCCGGAAATTAATGAACGTACAAAATGAAGTCTCCATCTAAGCGCATACAACCGCAGCCAGGGTACCAGGAAATGGCGCTACGATCAAAGGCTGACATTGTCATAGGCGGGGGCGCTGCAGGAGTAGGTAAAACATTTACACTTTTATTAGATCCTCTTTACGATATTGATAACCCAAAATTCGGAGGCGTTATATTCAGGCGCACATCCCCTCAGATAAGATCACAAGGGGGGTTATGGGACACATCGTTTGAGCTATACCCTTTCTGTAAAGCCACATCAAAAGAAACCACGCTTGAGTGGTTATTCCCGTCAGGCGCCACAATGAAGTTTAGCCACCTTGAATACGAAAAAAATATCTACGATTGGCAGGGTGCGCAGATTCCTTTTATCGGGTTTGATGAGCTACCGCACTTCAGCGAAAAAATGTTTTTTTACTTACTTAGCCGTAACCGTTCAACCTGTGGAGTAAAGCCTCGGGTTCGTGCCACATGTAACCCTGATCCTGATTCCTGGGTCGCTGCACTTATTGAATGGTGGATAGACACTGAGACAGGATTACCCATACCGGAACGTAATGGTGTGCTGCAGTATTTTATAAAGTACGGTGATGCCTATATATGGGGCGATAGTTACGAAGATGTGCAGGATAAAGCAAAGCATATACTTGATCCGCTATTGGAAAAATCAGGCCTACAGGCGAGTGATTTTATAAAGTCGATAACATTCATATCGGGTAGTATATACGATAATAAAATACTAACCACATCAAACCCCGAATACCTGGGTAACCTACTGAGCCAGGATGAACAAACCAGGGTGCAGCTACTTGACGGAAACTGGAAGATGCAAATTTCTGACAATGATGTTTATAATTATTATAGTTTTGCAGGGGTGTTCGATAATGTTCGTGAAGTAGATACAACCGGTTCTTACATCACTGCAGATATAGCTATGAAGGGTAGTAATAAATTTGTTGTTTGCTTATGGCGTGGGTTCGAGCTTGTAGATATTGAAGTAATGAGTAAGAGCGACGGAAAACAGGTGATAGACCTGATCAGCGAAGTTGCTAAGTTTTGGAATGTGGAAAATCGCTATATTTGTTATGACAGCGACGGCGTTGGAAATTATATTGATGGTTTTATAAGGGGGGCTGTGCCATTTAGCGGGGGTTTACCGGCTCAAGAGGTTAAAGATAAGGCGAGTGGTGTTATTCAGAAAGAAAATTATTTCAACCTGAAAACACAGTGCTACTACAAATCGGGGGCCAGGGTTGAAAGAGGCGAGGTAAAGATAAGCGCTCATGTAGCTAATAAGATGTACGATGAAAAAATGACGGTCAGGCAGCGGTTTATACATGAACGCAGAGCGATTAAAAGAGATAAGGTTGATATGGATGGCAAATTAAAAATTATACCAAAGGAGCAAATGAAGGTTTTGCTTGGCGGGGATAGCCCGGATCTTATGGATGCTTTTATGATGCGTGAATACTTTGAATTAAAACCTAAAAAACAATGGGCTTCAGCTTAAAAAAGGCATGGAATAACGGTATTGTTGTTCCGTTTAAAAAGGCTTTTAGCAGGGGCCTTGATGCAAAATCTCTGCCTGTTTTCACAGGGTTTGCCTGGGCGGGTGGTTTGCCGGTGTTTAACAATGGCGATGCTATCAGTAATATCAACGAAGGGTACTGCGGTAGCGAGGATGTTTATTCAATAGTAAAGCGTATATCCACTCACTCAGCTATGCTGATGGATACTTTTAAAGTGAATAAGATAGTTGATGAAGAGGCTTTTGAGAAATTTATGGCTTTTGAAAAGCTGAGAGACTACAGTGTTAAAGGAAGAGCAAAGTCTGCGTTTCTAAAATCAAAAGCGCTTGAAGAGGTGCAGGGGCCGAATGATCTGCAGAGGCTGCTCGATAACCCAAACCCATCGTATATAAAATCAGAATATAACTCAGGTTTATCCATCATGCGCCTTATCACAGGCAACACTTACATTCATGCACCCTCGCTTGAGTTCGGTGTGAACAAGGGCCGACCCGCAGAATTATGGATCATGCCTTCTCAGTTTACATCGTTACAGGTAAGCGATACCTGGCCCCGCAGGATACTTGGATACAAGTTGATAATGGGGGTTATTCAGGATGTACCGGCTCAGGATGTTATACAGGTAAGATATTTCAACCCTCAATACACCTATGTAGGAAATGAACTTATCGGGCTTTCCCCCCTACGGGCCGGTAGTAAAGTGCTTGATAAAAACGAATCTGAAACACAGTACAGCGTTAACGCATTTCAGAATGCCGGTATCAGCGGTATTGTGTACAATGAATCTATAAGTGGCGATGAGGTAGCTCCTGATGTATTAGGTAAATTAAAATCTGATTTTTACAATGAGGGGTCTGGTACAGCCAACGCCAGGAAGTTGCTGTTTCAGGCCGGTAAGATAGGTTACCAGGCGGTAGGGCTCGGGCCAGTTGATATGGATGTATTAGCCTCAATGAAATTGACCTTTAAAAAACTTTGTAACTTATTTGGGGTAAGTGATCGCTTATTCAACAATGATGCTACAGGATCAGAGGTGAGTGATGATAATACCCGGAAGGATTTTTATATTAACGCTGTACTCCCTGAAGTATGTGCTTTCCGGGATGCGTATAACACCTACCTTGTCCCGAAATTCAATGATGATAAGAATAAATATTTTATCGATTTTGATATTTCAAACATCATTGAACTACAGGATAACTTTAAGGACATGGCATCAATATATGGGCAGCTACCTTTCACTAATCTTGGCGTAGTTGCAAAGGCGTTCAATATCGATGTTGATCAGAGTGATCCGATATTAAAGCAATGGTTCATTAAGAATGGGTATACCACCATTGAAGATGCAATGGCTGGCCCTGTTGATCCTTTACCAATAGATACGCAAAATGGAAATTAAGAATATATACAGGTTGAGCGTTGTGGGTATAGTATTAGCAATCCTATCTGGCATAGTTGATTATTTAATTATATTTTATGCTTGAAATTAAGCAAATAGTTGAAGAGGCTATCCCGCTAACGCCAGACTGTGAGATAAAGCGCACCGCCGAGTTTGAGCGCCGGGCGCAGTTGCGTATTCGTATCGAAGAGTTGTTGCGTGATAAATCGAAGCCGTATCAACCACCTATGGAGTATAAGGGATCAGGTTTTTCTGAAATACAGCCATCCAACGGAGATATAACAATCAAATGAATGCAGCAGCTAAAAAATACTTCTCACAATACCATAAGTTCCAGCTAAACCGTGAGGCGTACTGGGCACCAAAACTATTTACTGCACTCAGAAAACAATACCAGGAATTTCTTACCAGTTACAAAGCAACCCGAAATACAGACATATCCTTGTTAGCAATATCTTCAGCGCCTATCATTGCGGTACTGAAGCCATTATACCTTGATGCCGGGGTTCATTACGGGTCGTTGGTATATTCACAGTTACCGAAAGCCCCCGGTAAATCACGCAAGTTCTTTCAGGGCGATATTGAAACCAAACGCCGTGCGCCGATAGGGTTTAACCAGCAAATGATTGATCTTATAAACGCATATTTCGAGGGGGATATACTGAATACCAGTGAAGGGATCACAGATACTACCCGTGATGTTATTCGTGTGGTGATGCAGGTAGCGAATGAAGAGGGCAGAGATTTGCAGTGGATAGAAGATCAGTTAGTAAAAGAATCTTACGATCTCACCCGTAACCGATCCCGGCTTATTGCCCGTACTGAAACTGTTACCGCAACGAATAGGGCCGCTTTCTTTGCTGCGGCTAAAACTGGCTTAAAGATGCAGAAAGAATGGCTGAGTGCCGGTGATAACCGTGTAAGGCCAGACCATGCGCAGGTATCCGGTAGCCGTATTGATATGCTCGATTACTTCAATGTTGGCGGGGTGTATATGTTGATACCTGGTGCAAAGATGCAACAGAACGGACTTGAAACACCGGCAAAAGAAGTATGTAATTGCAGGTGCGTTGTGCTGTATATCCCAGTGCGTGTTAATGGCAGGTTGGTGGAGTGGGATTATCAGTTGCAGGGGGCGTAAAACAGGCTCTGTTGCAGCAAGAAGCTATATACATCATTCTGCATAACGATATTAACCACTTGCTGCCCGGCGGGAACATAGCCATCAACCCTTAGTGCCGGTTTGTAAGATATCCTCAGGTTTGCAGTATCCCTACTTTTTCCTACCGATGCAAATTTATATCACTCTTCCCACCCCTCAAAAAATAAATTTGCAACATTGTTGCATTTATTTATATCTTTATGGCGTGAAGCCAATTTTTTCCTACAAGTCCGGTATAATACCAGCAGCGATAAAAGATGTCGATGGTAAAAAAGGTATTGTTACAGGTTACTTCTCTTCATTTGACAATGTTGATTCAGACGGTGATATTATTCGCAAAGGCGCTTTTACAAAATCTATACAGGAATGGGGCCCGGCATCAGCTACCCCACGTATTAAGCACTTGATGAATCATAACTCTTCGCAGCCGTTGGGCAAGATCACAATGCTTTGCGAGGATACAAAAGGGCTTTGTTATGAATCACAGGTAGGTACTCACACGCTTGGCCAAGACTTTGTAAAGATGGTTGAATCAAATTTGATCACCGAACATAGTATCGGGTATCAAACAATGAAGCGTAACCAATTGCAGGATTTTGACGGGTATATGAAAAATCCATCCGGCGGTTGGTATGAACTTACTGACCTGAAACTTTACGAGGGATCATCATTGACCGCATGGGGCGCAAATCCTAACACCCCGCTAACCGGGATGAAAAAAGAAAATAAAGAAGAGGTATTGCAGGCGCTTATCAACAGGCAGAAAAACCTGGATAAGTTTTGCCGCAACACAACAGCGAGCGATGAGACAGTGGAACTTCTTTTGATTGAATGTAAGCAATTAACTCAAAATATAATTGAACTCACCGAGCAGGTTAAAGACACCACTCCGCAAGAGGAAGGTAATTTGAGCGTATTTGCGCAAGGGATCACAAACTTTAAAAACTCATTAAAAAATTAATAATGGCAAAAAAACTGGATACCCCGGAAGCTATCGAAACGGAGCTGAAGGAAATCGAAACCGGCCTTATGACAAAGGCTGAGACCGCTATCGGTAAAGTTAAGACCGATATTGAAACCGAATTAAAAACCATCAAAGAAACTGTGGAAGCGATAAAAACGCTCCCGGCAGATTTTGACGCTGCAAAGGTTATGAAAGACCTTGCTGCAACGATTGAAGGGTTTGACGCTTTCCAGGCTAAATACCTTGGTGGCCAAAAATCAAAAAAAGACGTGTTATCGCTTAAAGATGCTATCGGTAAAGCGATGGAAGCAATGAGTGAGAATGATATCAAGGGAATGCTGAACAACAAGAGCACAAATGTTATCGTTCCTTTGGGAGCCGTTGATATGTCAATCGACTGGAAAGAAGCAGAGCAGGATGAGAAAATGCAGCGTAAAACTGACATGATCCTGTCCAACTCGCTTACCGGCACAACCGTGCTGACTTACAATCAGCGCCAGGCGATCATACCCGCTCAGAAATTCAACCTCCGTGAAGTAACGCCTACCGTTCAGAGCCCTACCGGCCAGTATGTAACGTACAGCGAGAATACCGGGGCGAGCAATAACATTGCCGCACAAACTGAAGGATCAAGCAAAGGAAACAATGCTTATGCTTTCACCGCTGCTACGCTGACAAACCCGTACATTGCTGGTTACAGCCGTTTCAGTAAGCAGTTACTGAAATTCCTGCCGTTCATGCAGAATACACTCAGCCGTATGTTGATGCGTGATTATTTCAAAAAGGAAAACGCCGCAGGCATGGTGGTACTGGCAACTGGTACCGGCCCGACAACAATGGGATCGAGCGCATCGGATGTGCTGCAGATCATTAACCTGATCGGTGGTTTTGCCAATACCGATTACAGCCCCTCATACGCACTGATCAACTGGTCATTGTGGAGCAGGCTGGTTGCTTTGACATTTGGTGCTGGTTACTATGCAGGCGCAGGCTTGGTAGTGTTCTCAGGAAACCAGTTAAGCATCGGTGGCATTCCGATCATCCCGGCGTCATGGGTAACAGCAAATAAGTGCTGCCTGGTTGATGCAGATTACCTGGAAAGGGTTGAAGTTGAAGGTTTAAACCTTGCTTTCTCTTATGAGGATGCAGACAATTTCACAAAGAACCTGATTACAGCAAGGATCGAGTGTCAGACAGCATTCAACCTTATGCGTACAGACGCAGTTTGCTACGCTGATTTGGGATCTTCATAATTGCTGATCGTTAGTTAATAATAATGGCCCCGTCCTGTATTGGGCGGGGTTTTTTAATTCTTTGCAATGTCTATACTATTTCAAGGATCAGATACTTTAAATCACCAGGTGCCATATAACGCTACCCTTGACCGGGTATTTACCGACGGCACAGTAACAGAGCCAGTTACACTACAACAGGCAAAAGACTGGTGCAAGATTGATACCGGTACAGTTGATGACACTATTGTTTCCTACCTGATCACTACCGCCCGGCAACAATGTGAGGATTTTACAGGTCTATCCCTTATACCACGGACAGTTGAAGTTGTTATAAATAATGGATGCGGCGGTATATTCCTGCCGTATGGCCCTTTCAAAAGTCTCACCAGTATAAAAGATAGCAACGGGGATGATATACCCACAGATCAATACAAATTATCAGGTACACAGTTTCCGCAGTTATTATACCCGAAATGGTATAATATGACGCTTGTGTATGTAGCCGGTTACGGATCTACCGAATGGCCTTTACCACAGGAAATAAAAACCGCTATACTTGAGCAGGTATTTTACCTGTATCAAAACAGAGGAGAAACTGCTTTGGCCTCAAGGGATGGATCTGTAGTTATGACAACATTATCACCGCAGGCAAGATCAACCTTAAACAGAATAAAGCGTGTTTAATCCATCTGAACTTAATAGGAGAATATCTGCAAGGGCTTACGATTTCACTAAAGCCACAGGAGGCGGGCTAATACCTGTATTGGTTGAAACTATTGATACCTGGGCAAAGATTGAGCAGTTAAGCGGATCTACCGATACAACACAATCTCAGCAGCAGAGCAATGCACAGTACCGGGTTACAATCAGGTACAGGGCGCAGATAAACGAGAACTGGTTATTTGTTTATGAGGGATTGGTCTTGAAGATATCGCAACTGCAGGTTGATAATCCGGCGTATAAAAGATATTGGATAGCGTATTGCACAACAACAAACCAACTATCTGACTGGTCATAATGGGAGCGATAACATTCGATATAAAAGGACTTGATGCAACACTGGCTGAAATAAAAGCCTACCCACAGGATATTGAGAGGATAATTAATAATGAGTTCAAAGCGTTTGGGGTGCAGGTGGTAAATGACGCAAGGGTTAACGCACCGGTAAATGAAGGTTTATTGAGAGAGAGTATAAGCTCACAGGTTACACCTCTACAGGTTTCAATATCGGTTAATGTTGATTATGCAGCATACTTGGAGTTCGGTACAAAGTCATTCGCAGCGGCCTATGTAGCTACGCTACCACAAGATTGGCAAACATTCGCAGCGCAGTATAAAGGATCATCGGGGGGGACGTTTCAGGAGTTGGTTATGAGGATAAAGAAGTGGGTACAATTAAAAGGTTTGGCGAGTGGTAAGGATATCGACAGTGCAGCTTATCTGATTGCACGAAAAATAGTGAGAGACGGCATCCGCCCTCACCCATACTTATACCCGGCCTTTGAAAAGAATAAAATTGAATTGATTAAAAACTTAAAAGCACAACTGAATGCTAAGTAGTAACCTGGAACTACGGATGGCTTACAACACAGCCTTAAGTACTATACAGTACAACGGATCACCGGTGCCTGTGTATTGGCAGCAGTTACCAACTACGGTGCAGGCGGGGTTATATATCATTTTCGGGCAGATCAGGAATAATGACAACAGCAATAAAACATCGGCAGTTACCCAAACATCTGTAACGGTATCTGTATTTACAAACAGCTTAAAGTATAACGATGGGGTAGCGGTGGAGGCGGTAGCAAATGAGGTAATGAACCGGATACTGCCGACAACTACATTCAAACTGCCGTTGAATAGCCAGTTTTTCAATATCGTAACCACCACTTTGCAGTCTGACAACACGCAGGACTTCAGCCAGGTGAACCAAAACGTGTATATAGACCGGATTTTAACATTCAGCCATTTGATTGCGCAGAATGTGTCATAAAAAATTTGCAACATTGTTACAAAAAATATTTATCTTACAATCTAAAATAATACAACATGGGAACTCGTAGACCATTAAACGGTAATGATATTGTACTTGCGCTCGATCCTGCGGGTGGTACTAATTATACATTGCTTGTGTGTTTGGAATCAAACTCAATAGCCAGCACCACAGCGGTTATTGATGCAAGCTCAAAGTGCGGCCCGTACAAACTGCCGGGTATAACCGATAACAAGGTAGCCCTTGCACTTGTGGATTGGGTTGATACCACGAACACAGAGTTAAGCTCGTACGATCTATTTCAGTTACAACAGGCTAAAACTACCGTTGGTTGGAAGTACGGTAAAGTATCTCCCGCTGCCGGTGACGTTACTTATACCGGTGTTGGTTTTTTAGCCAACTGGAATAATGTATCAGCACAGAACCAGGCGGTGAAAACTACCTGCGACCTTGAAGTACAGGGCACAATAACAGCAACAAGAACCGGATCGTAATATGAGCTACATACAAGTTGAAATCGGTGGCAAATTGCGTGGGTTGAAGTTCAACCAGGGCGCTCATGCGGAGATAGCTGCTATCGTCGGCGAAAGTACTAACGCTGTATTTGCCGGGTATGCTGTAGTTTATGGCGGGTTGGTTGCAAATTCTTATATCAAGCGTGAGGAGCCTGATTTTACCTTCGAGGATGTTTGCGATTGGTCAGAGAAAATATCAATCGAGGATATGACAGCGATATCAGAGTGTTATAAATCAACGCTTGCATTCCTTCAGGATGTACCAGCGGAGCCTGAGGATGATAAAAAAAAACTACCGGACGAGAATATAAGTTAAGGTGTTTGGAGATCGCTTTGGGTATGCTTGGCTGGTCTCCGTTTGAATATCATACAAGTAGCCCATGTGAGTTTTATTATGCTTGCAAGGGCTATTTTAGTAAAGAGGAAAACCGAATGCTGATTATGCGTAAGGTAGCTTTTGCGGCGGTTGCTCCTTATATAAATGATGGCGATTTTGAAAGTTTTTGGCCTTACGGTAATAACGAAATTAAAACACCATCATTCGCAGAAACACCAAAGGAAATGATTGCAGATATTTTAAAAGCCTGGAATATTAAATGAGCAATGAACCATTAAAAATAATTGTCGGGGCGGATATAAAGGAAGCCGAAGCGGGGTTAAAAGTTGTCCAGGCTGAGCTCGGTAAGACCGCTATTGCTGCACAGAAAGCTGATTCATCGCTCGATGGTATTGGTAATGGTTTTGATGGTGTGGGCGCAAAGTCAAAACAGGCTGCAACTTCGATGGACGGGCTTAGCAAAACAACATCAAAAGCCCTTGCAGATATTCTCCTATTAAGTTCAGATGGATTAAACACGCTTTATTCTGTAGCCGCTGCATTTGAAGGGTTAGGCTCACAGTTATTACAGGGTGGCATATTAATAGCTATCCCAATAATTATCGCCGGTTTATCTGAGCTCGGAGATGCTTTATTCGGAGTTTCCCAGCAACAGAAAGCGTTTAATGATGTACTTGAATCTTCATCCAAAAGTTTTATAGAAGCTAATACTGCAATAAGCGAATTACGCATACAGGGCGAGCTTTTAAGTAAAGGGATAGGAGATCAGGACGCCTTTTTAAAACACTACAACGAAACGCTTGGTAAAACAATCGGAGAAACTGATAACCTGGCAACAGCCGAAAAGAATTTAGTAAAGTTTGGTGATAAGTATATACAATTAATGTTTCTTAAAGCTGTCGCAAATAATGCGTTTGCGAAGTCTGGTCAATTAGTGTTTGAATCACTTGCTTTGCAACAGCAGGGTGGTGATATACCTGAGTGGGCTCTAAAGATAAGATTAAAAGAATTACAAGAGCAAATACAAATTCTAAATAATTTAGCGGTAAATGCTCAAAAACTTGCAGCAGTTGTATCAAATGATTTACCTCAGAAAGTTGGCGCAGGACTATCCGGACTAAATGGCGGTAAGGGTTTTGATGTTGATGTTGATGTTAAAATAGTACCAAAGGTTAAAATAAAAAAACAGGATGTAAAAGATTTTGAATATAAGTATAAAGCATCGCTTGCAGATTCAATTACATCAGAGAATACTAAAGAACCTTTTGAACCAGAGATAGTAATAAAATCTCACCTGAAATTTGAAAATCCGTTTGAAGAAATACAGAAAAATGCTATCGCTACAAATGAAATAATAAAAAAGTCTTTTATATCATCATTTCAATCAATTGGGGAAAGTATTGCGGATGCGGTTTCGGGTAAAGGTAATATTTTTGGTAATATATTCTCAGGGATATTTAAAGCGCTTGGTGCAGGGCTTAAGCAACTCGGGGCATTCGCTATTGCTACCAGTAAGTTGATCATTGGTTTGAAAGCATCAATCGGTACATCACTTGGTATCGCAGGTGGTATCGCTTTAATTGCGCTCGGTTCAGTGATCAGCGCAGCGGCCTCAAAGCTAACACCTAAGTTCGCCATCGGTACCCGAGGTGCCCCCGGCGGATCGACTTTGGTTGGTGAACGTGGCCCTGAGCTCCTCACCCTCCCCCGAGGCGCATCAATTACACCTAACGCACAACTGCGGGCATCAAACCCATTTGAAGCACTTGGCACATTGCAATTTGAAATACAGGGTACAAAATTGGTAACAGTACTTAACCGGGCTCAGGCTCAAAACTCAAGAAACGCCTGGTAATGGCATACGGACTAAAATATCAAGCTGAATTTAAAAACATACCGCTGCCGGGTGGCACAGAGTTGCCGTATCGCGTAGAGATACTTCAAAAAGATTACGCCGGGGGTTTTTCAACAATCACACTTTCAGGTACACCATGCTTACCGTCCTACCAAACGGATGATATCAGGGCTCCGATAGCAGGCTTTGGCGGTACTCTGAGTATTATTAATTCAGGGCCGATACCACTGACTTCTTTTTATTCAGTGAATGACGATGAGTGGCAGGTGATATTTTACCAGGGTTCAAATGTATTGGGTGTATTCTACGTAATACAGGACGATAGTAACGAATTAATGGTTGATTTCGCCCATGATATTACTATCCAGTATAATGATAATCTCGGTCTACTTAAAGATGTTGCGTTCAACAAAAACACCACAGTAATTACAGATTATTACGCACGAAATTCACTCGCAGCATGTATTCATCAGTGTCTTAAAAACACGAACCTTTCGCTTGTTACGAATGTATTTGTGAATATGTGGGAGAATAGAATGAGCGAGGCTGACAGTTTATTTCCGCAGACTTATATTGACCTGCAAACATTTATTTCAGGTGAGGTTTTTATGAGTTGTTACGATGTACTTACCAGGATACTTGACCGGTTCAACTGCTCATTGTTTCAAGCAGGTGGCACGTGGAACATTGTAAGGTGGGATGAACTTAGGGGCTTAACAACAATACATTCGTTCATCTATAATTCAGATTGGGTGCTCACCGGTTCAGGCTTGCTCGATACACCGTTTGTTGCATCTGCGAATATACCAGGCGCTACAGTGCCTGATTCCGTACCTGAGTTTGGACTGCGTAGGCAGGGAATAAGACCGTTTCTGTTTGACAAGGAAACTTTTAACTACGTACAACCGAAATACTTACTAAAAAACTATGATCTGCAAACATTAGGTGCGCTGATCAGGACTTACGTAGTTGATGTGCGTACGTTCTCTGAGTATGTTGCTATCGGTTGGCTCGGTGGTTGGACAACAAACACCGCAGAGAGATTTATACGGGTGGTTACGGATACTTTAGGTAATGAGCTTGACCGGTATTTGGTAGTAAGAAATACAACTACCGATTCAGCACGTTCTGTATTGGGTACTCCGTTTGAAGTGAGCAAGGGTGATAAGGTTAAATTCTCTTTTTCTGTTCGTACAAATATTTCACAGGGCGGATCATTGACAATAATTTTTGCGCTTGGTTTATACAACGGCACTACCGTTCGTTATGTTGATGAGAATCCTGCGGGTAATGGTGCGTGGATACCGAATATTGGATTTAATTACACCTACCCCTCAGGTGATAACACGGATATAATACATAGTGTCGAAATACCCTCAGGTCAAATACCGTTTGACGGGCTTATTTATCCGTACCTGGCTGAAGTAACACAAGGCACTCAGAACTCCTCCAAAGAAACCCACTACAAGGATATTCGTATGGAATATACCCCATACATCAATGACAGTACGAAGATAATTGGCCATATTCATAAAGACATTCAGACTGACCCCGCAGCAGCAGACACAAAGAACAATGAGGATATTACCGTGTTTATGGATGACAGTCCTCGTAATTCAATACAGGGTACATTGTTTTTATCCACGTTTACTGGGCTAATACAGAATCGTACAGCATTATGGCACAGGGCCGGTTACACTGAGGCGCTAAAGATCGGGCAGATAATGACAACCGAAACCCTGCAATGGAGATCTATACCACGAACAAAGCTTGAAGGAGATTTCAGAGGACTTGTGCAATCGAATATACATTTGAGTCGGCTGACGGTGCTTAAATTTACATATCTTAATCCGTTACGATTTATCTTTGGTATCTTAGAGTATAATTACAGAGAGAATAAGTGGCACTGTACGGCGTGGGAATTAACCGGGCAGAATGATGAACCGGCAGTACCGAATGATTATACGTTCACTTATATTTATGCAACACAATGAGTTTAATCAACGGCATAAACACAATACTTGCGTTCTTTGAGAACGGGCAGTGGTACCCTTATGCCTGCGCCCGTAGTTCGACAGTGCAGGTTGATGTAGAAACCATTGAGACAAGCGTATCCGGTTCCGGTACCTGGCAAACAAATATGCCAACAAAGCGTAAATTCTCGGGCAATTTCGAGGGGCTTGTCGCATTGAGTAATGTTGCAGTTCTCAGTGCTGCGGATCTTACGGCCCGGATGATAGCCGGTACAGAGATGTTATTCAGGCACCAGGTAGTGGCTCAGGATGGATCTGTTTATACAGAACAGGGTTATATATACTTCACCGGTAGGCCATTAACTTCAAGTTTTGATAATGTAGTAACCTTCAGTATGAACTTCATCGGCAATGGCGAATTAACACAAGTTTTCACACCAATAGTACAACCTACTCCGATTATGTACCGATTTGAATATACCGCTTCAGGCGGTGAGTCCGGCTTCAGTGATGCCGCGCTCATAAATAAAGACATTCAGCACGTCAGCAAGGATGGTATCGAAAATGCAAAGATTGTCACCGGTGCACCGGGCAGCAAAGAGGTAAGATATAATGCATCAGTCGGGCAGTTTACGTGGGCTGTTGAATTTGAACCTGGTGAGATCGCTGTCATTAACTATCAAAATTTATAACTATGAAATGGATATTGTTTTTTTTAGTACTGATAACGGGTTCTGCGGTGGCGCAAACACCCATCACATATACACCATTTAATGGCGGCTACCAGTATATGTATCTGAAAGCAGATAGCGGCTTAAAAGTACCATATATTGATACAGCAATAAGGCGCGGCGGGGTTCGTCCTGGTTCAATCGTATGCCGACCAGCAGATAGTTTATTCTACGGTTGGAATGGCCGTAAATGGGCTGTAATGGGAGCAGATGTTGCCAGCCTGATCACACTTATAAACCAGAAAGTAGATAGCGTTACGGTCTCCGGTGATACCTTATACTACTGGAAACTTGGTGTTTCATACGGATATGTATTACCTACTACGGGTTGGAAACTTACCGGGAATACCGGGTGCGATGGATGTATATTCGGTACTACTCAGCCATACCCAGTTAGGACATACACAAATAACGTACAAAGAGAAATCATTGATACCAATGGAAACCACGGTATTCATAATGCGAATCCAGATGCAATACTTGATATTGTTTCAACTACAAGTGGGGTATTGATACCACGTATGACAACTACACAGCGTAATGCCATCAGCAGTCCACCTACGGCGCTGTTGATATACAATACTACCAATGATGAGTTTAACTACTACAACGGTTCATCATGGGTACTTATTGAACCAGGTACCAATGTGAACGTATATAATTCCGATGGTACACTTTCAAGTACCCGGACACTTACCAGGGGTGGGTATTCATTCTCAATTACAGATGGTTTGAATAGTCCGGGGTTCTTTGCAAATGGTACATGGGCCAGCACTCATTACAGGAAAACAGGGAATGAATTTTATTCGGCTTTTGTGGCAAAACAGGATAGTGCCGTGATATATGCTGAAGGAATACCCACGATAATCATAAAAGATTCAGCAATAAGAATACCGTATATCCCGGATGGCGCAGGGAATAAGGCTGTAAGGTGGAATAGAAGTACACAGACATTAGTTCTGGCTGATACAACAGCAACCTCCACCCCTACACTTCAGCAGGTATTCAACACAGAAACAGGCGGTAGCGTTTTGACAAAGAATGATACCATCGCTGGTGGCGGCTTTAACTGGCGGATGATTAATATGGGTATTACATCTATTGCCCAGAACGCTAAAACAGCGGTTACCGGGGCAAACGGTACGGCCAATGTTTCGCCGTTGGTTGTTACCGGAGGAGCGGGAGGAGCAACATCATACTCAACAGGGACGGTTATCGGTGGGGCAGCGGGAGAGATAACTATCACTGGAGGTACGGGAGGCGCAATCACAGGAACACCAACAACGGGAATAGGCGGCACAGGTGGAGGGTTAACATTACTGGCTGGCGATGGTGGCGCAGGTACAACCAATGGCGGTGTAGGCGGTTATGTAGAGGTTCAGGGCGGCACAGGAGGTAATGGTACAAGCGGAGGAACTGCCGGGTATTCGGCATTAAAAGGAGGGAATGCCGGGAGTACTGGAAATGCGGGAGGTGGTAATGTTTTTATTGTGCCGGGAATAGGAAATGGTACAGGCAAAAGCGGTACAACTTTTATAGGAGTTTCCCCATCTTATACAATCAGTGGAAATACCGTTATCGGTAATACAAGCGACAATTACACCAACTTATTGCAGGTTAATGGCTCAGTCAATATCAATAAAGATTCCCTTGCAATAACAACCGGGAAGAAGTGGAAGGTAATGATTGATACCGCTACGGGTAACTTGGTGAGGGATAGTACGACTGGGGTAACAGGTACAGGTACTAATAACTATATTTCAAAATGGAATAACGCAGGAGGAACTACTCTTGGTAACTCACAGATATTTGATAACGGTACTAATGTGGGGTTTAATACGGCAACACCTTCTTTCCTTTTAGATGTTAATGGTGTAGCAAGAATAAGAGGAACGAATATGCTTGTATTTGGTGATGCAAGTGGTACATATAAGTACACAAATATTTACGGAGAAACAGGACAGAACGGTATTGTTTACAATGCTTATGCTCAACATACTTTTACAACCGGAACAAATGCTGCAGGTGCTGGATCAACAAAATTTAGATTAACCACATCGGATGCAAACTTCGCTACTAACGTAATCGCCACTACTGATAATACTTACGATATTGGAGCAAGCGGAGCAACCCGTTTTAGAGATTTATTCTTAGGTCGTAACGCTGTCATGGGTGGTAGTTTAACAATTAACGGTGCAATTTCATTAGGCGCATCTCAATACATACAATGGTCTGGTAGGTCTTATATACAGAGTAACGCAGATACTAAGCTTACACTTTACGGTAATTCGGGAAACTTCAGTGAATTACAATTAGGTGGAATATCGTCTTTTTATCCTGAATTAAGAGTAAACGGCACAGGCATAGATTTTAAACTCGCTGATAATAGTGCTTATACAGGCATACAATCACTATACGATAGATTCGGAAGCGGAAGCCCTGAAAGTGTTGTTACTGCTCCCGTAGGCACAACTTATCATAGAACTGATGGTGGTGCAGGAACTTCGCTTTACGTTAAAGAATCAGGAACAGGTAATACCGGATGGGTAGCTAAATAACTTAAACACTAACCCTCCTTCAATATTTAAAAAAAAGGACTAAGGAAACAGGATAATAAAAACTAAATAATGGAACCACAGACAGACAGGGAATGGATAATGCAGGTAGACGGTAAGGTTGACCGGATGTGCGAGGCGGTAGAACGCCTTGCTGAAGCAGTTGAGAAATTTGAAACAACAAAATACCAGGATCACGAAAATAGAATAGCTGCTTTAGAGAAAAAAGAGAATGAAAGGAATGGTATGTATAAATTTTTTATCGCAATAGTTACTGCTTTAGGCGCAATATCAACGTACATTTTAATACGAATAAATTCAAAATAATGGACTACACCCCGTTGTATATCGGTACATGCGCAATGATTATTTTGGCAATAACGATTATTCTTATCACCCTGTACTCTGCTCATCAGATTAAAGGGTTCAAAGAATTCGCCAATAGTCGCGATGAGCATTATATGAATCGTATAGACGGGCTTGAAGCCATCATGCGCACAGAATTCAAAGCAATGGTAGAAACACTTAAAAAATTATAACCATGTTTACTTATTTAATCGCCGGGCTTCTCGGCCTATTATTCGTAACCCTTGCAAAAGCAAGGTCATTGAAAAAAGATTTTGCCGTAGCAAACCAGCCATTCGTCTGGGCGAAGTTCTGGGGTGGTGAATCCATCGGTATTGCCATGTCAGTCATCGTCATTGTATTGATGGCGCTTACAATAAACGAATGGCTTCATATCAAGCCGGTACTTGAAGATTATGTAACGATAATATTCGCCCTTGGCGGCGCAATCGGATCCTGGGCCTTTATGTTATTCCTTGGTAGTTCAAAGAAGTACATCCGCCGGATCGTGGATGAAAAGACCAACATCGCCGACGGGGTAGGCAGTCTTAAAGGATCTTCGTATACAGCCCCCAATGACGCTGAACAACAAAACAGGACACACCATGATAACGCCTAAAATGTTACGCTGGATCCTGGTATTGCTTGCCGGGTTCCTGATACTTTGCGCCATACTGCTTTCCTGTACTTCTGCAAAGAAGATGGTAGAGAAAGCCTACGCAAAGGACCCTAATGCTGTGGCAGAGATTGCCAGGGATAAATTTCCGTGTACGGTCCTGTTAAAGACCGATACCACTACAATGGTACGGGATAGCGTAGTATTTATCGACTGTCCGGAGCAACCGATACAACCGGGGCAGATATTCCATGATACCCTAATAAATGTGGTTTCTGGCGGTGTCAGGACTGTCCGGGTGCCGGTACACCTACCGATAGAGATTAAGTATGTCAACCGGTATTTTGAGGATAGCGCTAAAATACGATTAATCACCGCTGACCGGGACAAGTGGGCCGGTAAGGTTGACCGGCTTGAAGGTAGCCTGGCATGGTACCGTAAATGGTTCTGGTGGTTATTAGTGCTTCTTATTGGCTCACTTGGTTGGAATTTTAGGAAACTTATATTTAAAACTATTGCATGAAATCTTACAAAGACATATCCTTCCCAGGCAGCACCTTCCCGGATGATCCGTACCGGCATATACCAGTAAAAATTGATCAGCATATACTTGACCAGTATATACCAGCCATGCCACCGATGGCAAAAGGTCTTAAGTTATTACTTATCGCCATGACTGATATGGAAGGATTCAGGCCTGGTTCAAAGTCTTACCGGACAAATAACCCGGGTAATGTAGGAAATACCGACAGTGGGGCTACAAATGGATTCCCAACGCTATCTGCTGGAATCACAGCACAAGCAGCTTTTATTCAGGCAATAGCTGCGGGAAAAAAGAAATACTACCCGTTGGGTAAACAGGTAGTATTAAAGCCGGACTGGAGTGAAGAGGTTGATAATAATAAGAAATTATACGGCCGACCAGACGGCTGGCTGCCAGGTTACTCATTTACATACGTAGGTCAACTTGATCAACTTTTAAAGATCTACAGCACCGGCGCCCGGTTTACAAATGTGTATGTAAATCAAATTGTATCGTACTTCGCTGATAATGGTATTCTGATAACACCTACAAGCACCCTGGCTGAAATCATTGCAATTCAATAGCCTCACCCCTTAATCACCATCACCTGTTTTCCTTTTTTGGAGGGGGAATATAAAAAACGGGGACACTTTCGCTGTCCCCAATCTCGTGTTATGCAACCGCTTTTAAAGCAGGTGTAAACATTGGCACAATTTTGCCGTTTGTTATTTCTGATAATCTATTATTATCTACTACTTGCTGTCAAATCCGGTCAACCCCATTTATGCCCCGAAGGGCAACTGTACTAAAGCGACAGGTTAGCTTTTAAATGGATTCTGTGGAGTTGAGGGGAATCGAACCCCTGTCCAAACAAGCGTCTAATAATCGTCAAACAATTATCATTATCGTAAAATTAAGAACTTTTTATGAGTACAATTTGTTTTCCTTTCATCTCTGCTCCCTGTGATTGAATTTTCCCCAGAACATCAACTATCAATGCCTCTTTGTGGTTAAGGGTTATTTTTTGCATGGCTCTTTATTTTACCCACTATGCTTTATTGCAAGTGGGGAGTGAGGGGAATTATTTTATTCAGTTTGAGCGATTAGCGATAAGTCCTGACCACAATATTGTATCAGGTTACAAATCTGCGGACGGCTATCAATGTATTTCATCAATGTGCAGTCTTTAGAATGGAACCAACTTGTACCATACCACGGCTGATAATGCTCCTCACAAACCTTGCAATCGCATTCAACCTTTCCGATTTTATGCCGCCACTTGAAATCAAATCGAACAATAATTTTATACCCGTTATCAACCCAGTTCTTAGGTTTTCGTTTTGACAATTTATTGAAGTTGCCGCTTATGTGCGCCCCGTTAAAATATGCTCCCATAACTTTTAGTTTTTACTTCTGTTTATGTATTGGGTTATAAGTTTATTAATATCAATACTATTATGATATTCCCAATTATCCCACCA